CTCAAAGTTTGCTTTTTGCATCCAAAGTTTTATTGTTCGCCCGTATGGTGGATTCAACCAAATGTTGCCTTGAGCATCCTCTTGCCAATTGCGTTGAAAAGCATCTTGCAATTGAGGATTTTCGTGATCAGGCCCATACCAAAAATCACAAAGAGCTGACGATTTCAACGCTGCTGCATCAAGTTTGAATTGAAACTCATCATTTAGTTCATCAAAAAATGCCCGTGGAGTTGTCCATGTGTCATCTAATGATGATTTGAATGCCTCGCTTGAATAAAAACCTTGCATCATTCTGCGACCATCCGTGAAATGATCCACTCAACGACAGGAACTGCAACTGCATTGCCCATTTGCTTATATCGGTTTGAATCTGCCTGTCCATCTGTCCAATTGTCAGGAAACCCCTGAAGGCGTTCACATTCAACAGGTGTCAATCGGCGAACAATTTGCCGATCTATGACACCACCTGTGCTTATGTAATGTCCTTCACCTTTTCTTAAAGTTTGCGAAGTATCTGAAACCTCTGCATCATAAAAACTAACCGCTAAAGGTTCTTGTTCAAAAATCATCGGCACATTTCCCCCACCTGTTCCATACCTTGAAATTACTGTTGGCACAATGCCATCTTCGTACACTCTGACATCATCAACACGAGTTCCGTCAATAATGAGTACGCCACCGATGTTCACATCATTTGGCGAATGGGATTTAATAGTTTGTGAAACATTACTAATTGAAGCATTGTAAAAATCCACCGCACAAATTAAAACGGTTGCATATGCTTCGCCGTTGTTGTCCATTGCGTTCAATGTTGGCGCTACCCCCCCCGAAATCCAAGATTCATAATCATTGACATTTTGTGCGCGTTTAGCTTTCGTGAACGATAAAAGATTCACTTCCACCCCCAAGAACGCCACCTGATGCTTTGAGAGTGCTTACTCCTTGTTTGTATTGTCCGAAACTTGATTCGCCGTATATTCCAACGCTTTCTGAAGTTGTGGTGGCAATGTCTTTTCTCTTCGATTTGCTCGCCTCAAGATACCCTGGGCGGCTTTGGGAGATAGCGAGTATTTCTTCAGGTGATCGCCCTGTGTCTCCAAGACATCCGACAATGAACACTCTACGGCGGCGTTGGGGAACTCCGAAGTGTTGAGCATCAAGCACCCGGTAGGCGATGCGATACCCGCGCTTGACCAACGCTTCAACGACAACGGCCATGTCTCTTCCGTTATTTGAGGAAAGTAACCCAGGGACATTTTCGAGGATAAAATTTTGCGCTCTTGTTTCGTCAAGGAGTCGGCAGATTTGCCAGAAAAGTCCACTCCGTTCTCCGCCCAATCCTGCTCGCTTACCGGCAACTGATAAATCTTGACAGGGGAATCCACCTGTGATGATTCCTGATTGTGGAATAAATCCTGCTGCGATGAGTTGTTCACCTGTTACCCCCATGATGTCACCGAAAATTGTTGAGTTCGGAAAGTGTCGGCGTAGCACTTCCTGTGCTTTCTTATCTATTTCAACCGATGCAACTACCTTCACACCGTTTCGTTCAAGAGCTAAATCAAAACCACCTACACCTGCAAACAATGAAACTGCCGTGATCATTACATCCCCCAAAACATTGAACTTGTGAGGTGGTGGGAGTCGAACCCACCTGCGCAATTCCCCAAGAACGCAAATCCCATACCTCGTTCCCCGTGGCGAAAGGAAAGGTTAAAGCCACAGGAAATTTAGACCTACTTCGCGCCCAACTGATTCAACAATGCCTGAACTTCAGGTGGCAAGTTGTTGGTGTCAATCGGTGCTTGCGGTGCGGCAGGGGCGGATGCTTTCGCATTGCCACCGCCGATGAAGGCATTTGCCTTTGCTAAGTCGTCAGGATTGCCTGTTGCATCAATGAGAACCCACGGTGCCGATTTTCCGGCTTTTGCCGTTCCCTGTCCTATGCGTGCTAAAACTCGTTGACCAATCTTGTCCTTCAAAGCATTCTTGAGTGCAACATTGAAAAACAAGATGTTGTTGTGTGTCTCATCGCCATCAAGGTCAACAAGGTTGACTTCAATTGCATCTGTGACTCCGTGAACTGTTGTGATCTCTTTCTTGTGTTCAATCGGTGTGATGATAAGCAGCTTTCCTGCCAAGTCTGCGACCTTGACTGAATCACCGCCGCCTTGCGTTGGTGCTGTGAACATTACTGTTCCCCCTTTTCGTTGTTGTTGTTGTCTAACTCTTCAGGCGGATTGTTTTCCACCCATTCTTTGACACCATCTGAGAGTGCCTTTGTCGGTATAAGACCGCACTTGCAAGAATTACAACTGCACATCATTGTGTATCTCCATGACAGGCGCGAGATAAATCTTTGCTATACGGTAAAAAATAAGGGCAATAACTGCACAGTCTTGTCGGTTCGGCAGGTATTAAATCCCACATTTGCGGATTGCTCTCAACATCAACTGTTGAAAGAAGTGTGTATAAACTATCAATGCGAGCAAGTGCATCCAATGCAACCTGCTCATCATACTCATACATCTCCAAGTGCATATCATCAAGTGAACCTGATGTCGGTAAATACACAAGTGCCACATGGTTGACGGTGGCACCTTGCTGTGCTTTGCCGTATCCATAAAGCTGAGTCTGAATGAGTTGTTGCTGTGTCGCGCCTTCTTTCCTGCGCGTTTCAATTTGCTTAGATGAGGTTGTTTTCTAATCCATCACGATTCCACGGTTGACATCAAACAAGTCAATCGAACCTGACAGACCTGAACGAATAGTGACTCGTTGCTCTACTTCATATCCTTCAATCTTGCCAAAGACCTCTGCCAAGTAAGCGTGAATTGCAGTTCCCACCTGGGCGCTCCAACTACTGCTCCCACCCTCATTGATCTTTTCCCAATCAAGAAGTTTGTAGGCAAGACGGCGTGAGCATTCATGCCCAATTTCAGATGGGCCGATGGCAATCTGCTTAGAGCGTGGCGACCATGCACCTGCCTTTGAAATAATCTCGGCAAGTTCATTAGCCAACACCTTTGAAGGTTTATGTGGAGCAACAAAAGTCATCTAGTCATCATCCTCTTCATCATCTTCATAGGGTGCAAAAGGTGGCTCATCGAGAAGTGGTGAGATGGGCGTAATGATGCTCATACCTCACCACTCTCGACAATTGTAAAACGGCGTGAAATTGTTGGAACTTCAAGCAACTGAATGACTTGATCAGGCAGGATTTCTCGCGCCTTCTTGACATCAAGTCGCCTTGATTCAACAAATGACCATCGGACAACCTCGTTGCCCTGATACATACCGACTTCAGCATCGCCTAATGCACTTTCAAGGTGCGAACGAGCTATATCGGCAACTTCTTGCCACTCTTTTATGCGACTCAAAGCATCTTTGTATTGTTTGAGCCAAGAAGCAATGTCATCATCTAAGACGACACGCTTGTGTTCAATTTCAATGGTCACTTGTAATTCCCCCGAATCTTTTTTAGTACCAATTGAATTTTTGGAAGTGTGACCACGCATTGCATGGAGACACATGGCGCCTGTGGATATAGGCGAGAGTTGCCACGAGTTGTGACACCTTAGACTCAGAATGTTCCATTCCAAGATTGCGATAGGTAGAGTCAAGCAGTTGGCCGATGCCTTGAGCTGAACTCGTTGGGTTTTGTGCATCTTTCCAGGCTGATTCTTTGCCAATCAACGCGGAAAAACATTTGTATTGCTTAGTTGTAAGCAAATCACGAGCCACTTCCTTCGGATTTACCTGGGAAAGCGGTGGTCGCTCTGAATAGACAATGGATGCAGGAACTGCAATTTGTGGAGCGAATGCGGCATTGACAACCATTGATGTCAAACCACTCACGCTGATCATTATTGCAATCCCCCTGATAAGTCTTTTGTTTTGAGTTGTGATTGGAGTTCTCCTTTTGATTTCACCCCTGCTTTGCGAAGAACTTGCGTTGTGTACGAAAGGTCAACATTCAAAGCAACTGAGATTTCTTTTGGTGTTCTTCCTTGCAGATGAAGTCTGCGAATCGTCTCGGCTTTATTGATGCCGAACTTTTTCCGCCTTCTTTGAACATAAACTCCACGCTCCTTTGGTGTCGTTCCTGCCCAAATCCCAAATGGGATGTTTTCTGCAAGTGCGTATTCCAAGCACTCCTTTCGTTCTATACAACCTTCGCAAATACTGCGAGCGATTGGGAGACTGTTTGCCTCTTGGACTTTTCCTTCAGGAAAGAAAATATCCGGGTTTTCGATGTCACGGCATTGTGCCTGTAACAACAAAGGTAGCGTTGGGAAGAAGTATGTGAAATTCACTCCCTAGTCACGAGCCATTGTTCTAAATCCTGAACAACCCATGATTTTTCAATGCCAGCATTTCGGCGCTTAATTATGACATAAGCAGGTGGAGTTTGTTCAAGACCACGAGCTGATGCATAGTTATTTGCTTCTGTGATGGCTTCATCCCAAAAGGCAGGAAGTGTGATCGCCTTGCGGTTTTTCAACTCAAAGATGTAAGTCTTGTTTGCAACGACACAAACAATGTCACCTTCATCTTTGCTTCCTGCCTTTGTTAGTCGCTCGGCGCTGACCCCGTGTTCTCTCAGCCACTTCATTACTGAAGTTTCAAAGAGTGCGCCTTTTCGACCATTGGGATTTGCCAACTTACTTCACCAACTCCAATTTTGTCGCCAAAGGCTGCGAACGCATAGCGCGTGCATACTTCACGGCGGTGATAAGTTGTTCAGCCAAAGTAAGTGCCTCGCTTTCGCTCACGCTTGCGAGTCGTATTGCAAGGTCAGGAACGGCTGATCTTGCTTTATCCATCAATCGAGCTGATTCAATTGATTTCAAATCTATATGCCTCAATGCATTGATTGACTTCAAGGATTCCATCGGTACCTGGGTGAGAACATCCTCAATCAAATCGCAGTTGGCATCTCTTTCTTCTAGGTAAATGACCACATCGCCATTGAGGGCATTGTGAACCGAAAAGAGGGGGTCGCGGTTGATCAATAGCCCCACCCACCCTCTGAGTGTGTAATCTGTGCGGTGAACCTGTCCTCAAGGGCTAAAAGCCCCCACATAACCCCTGTGACGGCGATTGCGCCCCCAATAACGACCAAAAGCATCATTTATCCCCTCTCCTTTGGAATGCGCCAATGGTGACATAGAAGTTATCCACAGGGCAGTTTGACACTCAAAAGATTCCTTGTGTTGTGTATTGACATCCGTATGGATAAGAGTATTGTTCTTCTTGTAGGGGGAACGGCTCCCACAGGAAAGAGCTAGAAATGAACGCAACAACTAAGAGCAAGAAAGTCGGAGATGTCATCGTGACACTTTGTCTCACAGAAGATGAAGGACTTTGCATTGAAGATGGTGGCAAGTGGTTATTGATGTGTGAAACACATGGCGGAATTGTTCAAGATACAAATAAAAACCGTTTATGGGGTTGGGCATCATTTCCTCAAGAATGGTGCGATAAATGCAGAAATACAAAGGAAGGAAACTAACAATGACAAGCAACGAATACTTCAAAAAATATTACGGCGATCTTGTAGGTGCAACCATTCTTTCTTTTGATGGGATGCAAAATGATGATGATTTGGGTGATGGTTTTCCATCATTTACAGTCAAGTTCAAGGATGGCGAGATTGGTCAAATTCAAATCAGTCAAGACCCTGAAGGCAATGGTGGCGGTTTCATTTTTGGTTTGAATAGTGAGGTCAATGCATAATGACAAAGCCATCAGTCAAGGTTTATCCATACGCATCATTCTGTGATGATTCAAAATGTTGCGACTTTATGGGCAAGATTTGCACCGAATGTGGAGAACACATCAGAATCAAATCAAAAAAAGATATGTCAGTCATTAAACATTACGATTCAAAACATCCTGAAACAATCAAAGAATGGACAGGTGCAGAATGAAAATTAAAGATGTCGCTGAATATCACCTAGAGCAAGCGAAAGAAGCGAACTCTTGCAATGAACGCGAGCAAGAGCAATATCACCTTGAAATGCTTTCAGCACTACTAGAAGAAACGGATGAGAACTAATGATCACAAAGCGCGGAAAGAAAGTGCGAGCAATTGCAATTGCAGTTGGAATCATTGTCATTTGGCAAGTTGCAAGCAATCTGTGGTGGGTTGGAATTGATGCACCCAATGCAGAGTTTCTTGGTTGGTGTTGGGGTTCAATGAGCGAATGTGTGGTGTTGTAATGGTCGGAAAGAAAATCAGGTCAGTCAGAGTCAGCGACCAAGTATGGGCGAAGGCGAAGGCGAAGGCACAGTCAGAAGGCAAATCAGTTTCCGAAGTAATCGTTGACTTTTTGAAGGGATATATCAAATGACAAAAGCCACAACTGCCATTGCCTTTGCCGAAAGAGGATGGCACATCTTGCCTGTTACTCCTTATCAAAAGACACCATTCTTCCCTATTGCAACTCATGGATATAAGTCAGCGACAACTGACATTGAATCCATTGAGAAATGGTTCACTCGCGCACCCATGCTCAACATTGGCATCGCTTGCGCCCCTTCAAACTTAGTTGTCTTTGACATTGACTACCGCAACGGCGGAACAACTGAAGGTTTGAACTTAGACACATTCACAGTTGCAAC